GTCTTCCGCCTCTCTCCCCGCGATTCGAACGGGCTGGTGATCATGGAAGGTCGGGTGACCGGGGCGGTCGGCGGCGGGGACCGCCGCACCGCCCTGGAGGCGGTGCGCGACAAGCTCGCCGCCGAGCTGGACGAGGCCACCGGCCGCACCGCCGCGGTCGTCGCCAAGGAGCTGCGGGCCACGATCGCCGAGCTGGAGGCCCTGCCCGGCGGCAAGGAGGTGAGCGCCGTTGACGAGTTCACCGCACGGCGCGAGGCTCGGCGCGCAGAGGCCCAGGGTCGAGAGCTTCCCGGCGGCGGTCAGCTCGGCGGCACCTGAGTTCGTCGACCTCGCCGCCTCGGCCGGCCTGCACCTGGACTCCTGGCAGTCCTACGTCCTGACCCGCGGCCTGGGCGAACGGGCCGACGGCCGGTGGGCGTCGATGAAAAACGCGGTATGGGTGCCGCGGCAGAACGGCAAGGGCGGCGTCATCGAGGCCCTGGAAATCGGCTGGCTGTTCCTCACCCGTGAGCGGCTCATCCTCCACAGCGCTCACGAGTACAAGACCGCGCAAGAGGCGTTCCTCCGCATCCGCGCACTGATCCAGGAGACCCCCGACCTGGACCGCCGGGTCAACCGGTACTGGCAGGCCAACGGCGAGCAGGGCATCGAGCTCACCCGCGCCGCCGGCGGCGGACGCCTGCGGTTCATCGCCCGATCCCGCGGGTCCGGGCGCGGCTTCTCCGGGGACAAGAACGTCCTCGACGAGGGCCAGGAGCTCACCTCCCAGATGATGGCCGCGCTGCTGCCCACGCTCTCCGCCCGGCCCGACCCGCAACTGTGGATCTTCGGTACCCCGCCGGAGACCGCGGACGCCTGGGCGTACGGGCTGCGCGAGGACGGCGAGTCCGGCGCGGACCCGCGGCTGATGTGGATGGACTGGGGCGCCGACCTCGACCCGACCGACGCCGAGCAGCGCAAGGCTGCGGCCGCCGACGTCGACCTCTGGTACGCGTGCAACCCCGCGTTGGGCGGCCGGATCAGCGAGGAGTTCGTGAGGGGCGAGTCCCTGCCGTCCGGCCTCGGCGAGCGGTTCGTCATCGAGCGCCTGGGCGCGTGGCTGCCTCGCCTCAAGGAGGGCACCGGTGTCATCGACCTGGACGTGTGGGCCGAGCTTGCCGACCGCGAGTCCCGGCGGGTGGGGGACGTGGCGTTCGCCGTCGACATCACGCCGTCCCGGGACTGGGCGAGCATCGCGGCGTACGGGCTGCGCGAGGACGGCCTCGGGCACGTCGAGGTCATCGACCGCCGCCCGGGTACGGACTGGGTGGTGCCGCGCCTGGTGCAGCTTGCCGACCGGTGGGATCCGGTGGCCATCGGTCTGGACGTCAAGGGTCCGGCCGGGTCGCTGCTGGTCGACCTGGACAAGGCGGGCCTCGGCAAGCCGGAGGACGTCGAGGCGCCGGCGCGCGGTGACCTCGCCATCCCGACGGCGCAGGACGTCGCCGCGGCCTGCGGGCAGTTCACCGACGCCATCACCCAGGGCACCCTGCGGCACATTGACCAGGACGAGGTGGCCGCGGCGATCCGCGGCGCCAAGACCCGCCCGCTCGGCGATGCGTGGGCCTGGGGGCGGCGGATCAGTACCCAGGACATCTCGCCCCTGGTCTCCATCACCCTGGCCCGTTGGGCGTACGAGGCCCGCGCGCATCTGGTGCAGGACGACTACGACCCGCTCGACAGCATCCACTGAGAGGGGGCCCTCGCCGTGCGCGACCTCGTCACCACCCTGCTGGACGTCCTCGGCCTGCTGCTGCTCGCCCTGGGCGTCGGCGCCGCCCTGTTCCCGCTGATCGGCTGGGCCGCCGCGGCGGCGTCCGGCGTGGTCGTCCTCGTCGGCGCCCAGCTCGCCGACCGCGTGCAGCGCGCCGGGGGTGACGGCTCGTGAGTCTCTTCTCTCGCCGCTCGGCCCGCGCGCTCACCGCGGCCGACTACATCCCCGACCGGACGCCCCACGGCGGCGGCAACGCGCCCCGGGTCACCAATGAGACCGCGCTACGGCACTCGGCGATCTGGGCGTGCCTGCGCCTGCGGGCCAACCTCGTCTCGACCATGCCCGTCGACCTCTACCGGCGGGTCGACGGGATCCAGGTCGAGGTGCCCAAGCCCCCCGTTTTGATCAACCCGGGCGGCGAGCAGGTCGACATGGTCGAGTGGCTGTACTCCTCGCAGTTCGACCTGGACCGCGCCGGCAACACCGTCGGCCTGATCACCGCCAAGGACGGCCTCGGCCTTCCCGCCCGGATCGACCTCCAGCCGATCGGCGAGGTCACCGTCAAGGGCACCGGCGCCGAGATCACCAAGTACCGGATCTGTGGCACCGAGTACGACCCGTCCGAGGTCTGGCACGAACGCCAGTACACCGTGCCCGGCTGCCCGCTCGGCCTGTCGCCGATCGCCCACGCCGCCTGGTCCATCTCCGAGTACCTGTCCATTCAGCAGTTCGCCCTGGACTGGTTCTCCACCGGCGGCATGCCGGCCGCGATGCTCCGCAACACCGCCAAGACGATCAGCGGTCCGCAGGCCGCCGAGATCAAACAGCGATTCAAGGCCGCCACCGCCGGCCGGGACCTGTTCGTCGCCGGCATGGACTGGGAGTACCAGATGATCCAGGCCGAGCAGGCCGGGTCCGACTGGCTCGCCGCCAAACAGTTCGGCATCACCGACGTGGCCAGGTTCTTCGACTGCCCGGCCGACCTGATCGACGCTGCGGCCATGGGCAGCAGCCTGACCTACGCGAACATCAGCCAGCGGAACCTCCAGTTCCTGATCATGAGCCTGGGGCCGGTCGTCGTCCGCCGCGAGAACGCGCTGAACAAGCTCACCCCCAGGCCGCGGTTCGTCAAGCTCAACACGGACGCGCTGCTGCGGATGGACCCCGCGTCCCGGGTCACCTCGCTGGTCGCCGCGGTCAACGGCCGCATCCTCGCGCCGTCCGAGGCCCGCGAGCTCCAGGACCGGGCGCCGTTCACCGACTCCCAGCTCGCCGAGTTCGACCGGCTGTTCGGCAGCAAGAACCCGGCGCCCACCGCACCCGCAACCGCCACCCCGTCAGGAGCGACACCATGACCGACCTGGCCGGCCTGCGGGCCGCAGCCGCACAGTCCCGCGCACAGGCCGGCCTGGCCCAGCGCTCCACCCCGCGCGACCGGCCCGAGGCCGCCGACGTCCGGTTCGGCACCCAGCTCCGCGCCAAGAAGATCGTCCGCGACGGCCTGGAGTATTTCCAGGTCGAGGGCTACGCGTCCGCCTACGAACGCGGCTACGACATGTGGGACATGTTCGGGCCGTACACCGAGGTCGTCTCGGCCGGCGCCGCCCAGAAGACCCTGGCCGCCAGCCCCGAGGTCGTGTACCGGTTCAACCACGCCGGCACCCCGATGGCCGGGACGCGGAACGGGCGCCTGGAGCTGTGGGAGGACAGCGAGGGCCTGGGCAACCGGGCCTGGCTCAACCCCAAGCGGGCGGACGTACAGCTCCTCGTCCAGGCCATCGAGGACGACGACGTCCGCGAGCAGTCGTTCCAGTTCCGCATCACACGCGGTGTCTGGTCCCCGGACTACACCGAGTACCGCATCGAGGAGTTCGACCTCGACCGCGGTGACGTCGGGCCTGTCACGTACGGCGCGAACCCTCACACATCGGTGGCCGCCCGCTCGGGTGACTTCCTCGCCTCCATCCCCAACCTTCCGCCGCTGGTGGCCCGCGAGGCGTACACGCTGCTGTCGCAGCGCGCCGACCTCTCCGCCCTGGCGCCGGTGTCCCCGCCCGCCCCGGCGCCCGTCGTGACGCCGCAGCCCGTCGGACAGCAGGGCCGGTCGCTGGCTCTGCTCCGCACTCAGCTCCTCATCGCCAAGAGCGAGGACTGAGACCCGCATGACCCTCTCGCCGTCCGGCAGATCGCCCGGAGGCAGCGCACCCGCGCGTCGGCAGATCGCCCGCCGCCTGGATGCCCACACCCCACATCCGATCTGACCGAAGGACACACCATGCACAAGGGAATCGACGAC